GGACATTCTTTTCAAGTAATCAAGCTGCTAATGATTTTTTATTAAGCCAATTAACTCAACCTAATAATAATCCTTTAATTTATAGAGGATATAAATTACAAATTGAAACAGACCCTAATAATAGATTTTCTTTCCCATCAAGAAGAATATTAGCTACTTATACTATTAGTAAAGACAATATTGAAGCTCAAAACACAATAATAAACTTTCAATTAAGACTTGTAAATTCAACAATATATAATCTTCCTGATAAAGATTATTCTTTCTCATCCTCAATTCAAGCTTTAATAGCTGAAACTTATTATGAAATTGATCAATTTATTTCAGGTCAACAATCTATTCAATCAAAAATAAACAGTGAATATATATATGACACTAATGGTGTGGCTGTTGGTCGTAGACCAGGATTCCCAGGATATTCATTAGGACCATATCAAAGAGAAATACCTAATAGAGGTCAAAAAATATCTAAATCTATATTAAAAAGATCATATTTTGAAAGGTTTATTACTAACCAAACTGAGGATGGTATTTTCTTAGCTTCTCCTGTAACTATAGAAGGTAAAACTATAGGTCAAAAAGCTATTAATGAAATATTAAGCCCAACAGCTAAAGGTGGAAGTCCTATGTCTGTAAGTGGGGGAGATGGTAGTTTTGGAACAATAATTGGGGATACAAACGTGGGTATATTTGTACCAAAACAACAAAAACCTTATATTTTTGAAAGTTATTTAGAACTTTATCCAGATGCAAAAGGTGAATTTTTTATAGAAAAAGTAACAATCCCTAAAAATGTTAAAGCAACAGTAGATTCAAAATCTAATAATTCATCTATAGGTTCTCCAACTGCAGCAGTAACACCTCCACCCCCACCTAACCCATTTTACCCATTTGATAGAGGGGGTGTTAGAAATGGTGAACGAAAATATTACACAATACCTAATACATCTCCCCCAGTTATAAGAGCATATGAATGGGATATTCTTCGCGAAAAATGGATATTAAAAAGCACTTCAGGTGGAACAGGAGGAGGAAAGGGTGGTTTCTCAGGGGGACCTTTGTAATTTGATTAAAACCTCTTAAAATATGAGTATTCAAATTCCAAAAATCATTCATCAAATATGGGTTGGAGATGATCCAATTCCCGATTATTGTATGGATTTCCACTTAAAAATGAAACAACTACACCCTGATTGGGAAGTTAACTTATGGGGAAATGAAATATTTACTACTTACTATCCTAATGATCCTTTCTTATCTAATTACAAAAAAAATGCTGAATTATATAGATGGGCTTTTATATGTGATAGAATTAGACTATTATTACTTAGAGATTATGGGGGAGTTTATGTTGACATAGATGCTGAACCTATTAGATCATTTAATAATATTTTATCTAAATTAGAACCCCATCACACATTTTTCTCAGGTCTTAAACCAACCCAAGAAAATAATACTTTACTAGATTGTACAGTTTATGGTTCTGCTCCTAATTCTAGAGCAGTTAATCTATGTCTAGAAACGTATGATGACGTAAATTGGGCTAATGGATGTAAGATGTTTAGTGATGCCTTAATAGCGCATATGGACACTGATATAGCGTTATTTAACTATAAATACTTCTATAATTGGGAACGAAATGATCCCCATACTATAGTATTACATGATGTTGAAGAAACTAGACTTTTTAGTTGGGTAAAAGATGGAGAAACTAAAACTTGGTAATATACCCCACAATTCCATGCAAAAAAATAATTAATTTAATATTTATAATAAAAAATGAAATCTACAGAACTTAAAAACATGATAAAAGGAGCCGTAAAAGAGGCAATTCAAGAAGAATTGAAAGATATTCTTTTAGAAGCTGTTAAAGCTCCAAAAGCATCTACTGTAGCCGTTGTGCAAGAATCAGTAACCCCAATCCAACCTCAATCAACCCAACCTTCAATGACTGCTGAACAAAAAAGATCAGCATATCAAAATATTTTAGGTGAAATGGGTGGAGCAATGACCACTAATAATGTCCCTCAAAGGTTTAATCCTGCAGGTGGAGACTCAATTAATGGTTCTTTACCTCCTGGAGAAGTAGATATGTCTCAAATAGCAAATTTAATGGGTAAAAAATAATTTAGATGGCTCAAATATTAGCAAATAAAATCCCAATTGATTCCAACCCTAGAAAAGCGGTTGGTTTTGGCTTTCCTTTAAATGGTAATGCTGTATTTGTACCTACTTATACTACTAGAGAACAAACAAAAGCAAATTTAATTAATTATTTATTAACTAATACTAATGAAAGGATATTTAATCCTAGTTATGGGGCTAATTTAAGAGCCCAAATTTATGAAGGTTTAAGTACTGATAATTTTTCAAGTTTAGAAGATGTAATTATACAAGCTATAAACGATAGATTTCCAAATGTAGAAGTCGAACAAATATTATTTACCCCTGAACCTGATAATAATACTTTATTTTTTACTTTAATATACCAGATAGCTTTACTATCAGGTACAGATGAAATAAATATACAACTTACATAATGGCTGAATTAAAAAGAGATATAAGATATATTGATAGAAATTTTAATGATTTTAGAAATGCATTAATTAATTACTCTCAAACATATTTTCCAGACACATATAACGATTTTACTCCTGATTCTACAGGAATGCTATTTATTGAAATGGCTTCTTATGTAGGGGATGTTTTATCATTCTATTTAGATAATCAAGTACAAGAAACATTTATTCAGTATGCTCGTGAAACTGAGAATCTGTTTAATATGGCTTACATGCTAGGTTATGAGCCAAAAGTAACTACAGCTGCAAGTGTTGATATTGATTTTTACCAACAACTCCCCGCAAAGTTAAGTGGTAGTGTTACAGTCCCTGATTTTGATTATGCTCTTTTAATACCAGAAAATACTACAGTTCAACCAGAAGGAAATGATCAAGAATTTATTATTGAAGATGTAATTGATTTTGCATCCTCAAGTTCACTAGATCCTTCCACAGTTACCGTATACCAAATTTCAGGTACGACCCCAACTACTTATCTAATTAAGAAAACCAGAAAAGCAATTTCAGCAACAATTAACACAACAACTTTTAACTTTTCTTCCCCAGTTAGATTTGATACTCGTAATATTGCTGATTCAAATATTATAGGAATTTTAGATTGTGTAGATTCTGATGGGAATGAATGGTATGAAGTACCTAACTTAGCACAAGAAAATGTATTTGATACTATTAGAAATACTAATACTAATGACCCAAATGTAGAAGATGATGGGGCAGGGAATGATGTTCCTTATTTACTGCAATTAAAATCAGTTCAAAAAAGATTTACAGCTAGATTTGTAAGTACTGGTTCACTACAACTACAATTTGGTGCTGGTAGTTTTGGAGATAATGATGAAGAAATAATCCCAAACCCAGATAATGTAGGTTTAGGTTTACCTTTTGAAAGAGATCAATTAACAACAGCATTTTCACCTTTAAATTTTGTATTTACAAATACTTATGGTATTGCCCCTTCAAATACTACTTTAACAGTTAGATATTTAACTGGGGGAGGTGTTGGTTCTAATGTTGAAGCTAATACTTTAACTGTAGTTGATGATACTAATGTTTCATTTACAACACCAGGTTTAAATCCTGCACTAGCTGATAATATATTTAGATCATTAGCAAGTAATAATCCTTTAGCAGCTGATGGGGGGAGAAATGGAGATACAACAGAAGAATTAAGACAAAATGCTTTAGGTAATTATCAAACACAACTTAGAACAGTAACAAAAGAAGATTATTTAATTAGAGCTTTATCTATGCCTTCTAATTTAGGAGTTATAGCAATGGCTTATGCCGAACCTGTTAAAGTAAATGAATATGAAACAGGCACTCTACCTTCAATTTTAGATTTATATGTTTTATCTTATAACCTTCAATCTAATTTAAAAACAGCATCACCAACCTTAAAAAGAAATTTAAAAACATATCTTTCTGAATATAGAATGATAAATGATGCCATTAATATTAAGGATGCTTTTATAATTAATATTGGTATTAATTTTGATATAGTAGTAAGGCCTAACTATAATAATAATGAAACCTTAACTAAATGTATTGAAGCTTTAGCTAATTATTTTGATATCAAAAATTGGCAAATAAATCAACCAATTATTATTCCAGAATTAAATATTCTTTTAGATAAAGTTGAAGGGGTTCAAACAGTTAAAAATTTAAAAATTGGTAATTTAGCAGGTGCTGATAATGGGTATAGTGAATATGCTTATGATGTAGTAGGAGCTACAATCAATGATGTAGTTTACCCATCAATTGATCCTATGGTATTTGAACTTAAATATCCTAATATAGACATTAAAGGTAGGGTAGTCCCACTATAATAAAAAAACAAAATGGCAGTATACAAACTTTTTCCAACAAAAGATGCATCACTTTATAGTGAATTTCCTAGTACTAATACTGGCTTAGACCAGATATTAGAAGCTTCTACTTATTTAAAAACTGGAACTCCATATGTTAGTAGATATTTAATAGAATTTTCAACAACTGAAATTCAAAATGTACTTAACAATAAAGTAGGAGACTCTTCTTTTGCTACTTATTTAAGAAACTATTCAGCACTTGTAACTTCTTTAAATACAGATTCTAAATTAGAAGTTAAAACAGTATCTGGAAGTTGGAATATGGGAACTGGAAAATTAGGTTATAGTCCTGCAGTTGAAAATGGATGTAGTTGGGTATGGAGAAGTTATTCAGGTTCAAATGCTTGGGTATCTACCGGCAGTGATTCATATGCTAACCCAGTTTACTCACAATCATTTAGTTATGGAAGTACAACGGATATAAATGTAGATGTTACGCCATCAATTCTATCTTGGTATAGCGGTTCAATTCCAAATGACGGTTTTTTAGTTAAACAACCTGATGCTGTTGAATTTGTTCAAAATCCAAATGTTGTAACTACATTTAAGTATTTTTCAATTGATACAAATACAATATACCCACCATCATTAGAATTTAAATGG